GTCTATAATGACAGTTACCGTTGCAGCTGATATAGCAGAAACAGTCATACCACCTTCAAATACAATTCCGTCTTCTGCAAGATTATATGCAAATACATCTCCTGCTGGAACATCTACTTGAAATTGTGTTACTGAGTTTCCGTCTTGTAAAGTAACTGAACCTGCAGAACCTGTTGAGGCTAAAATAATTCCTCTTAATCTAGTTCTTCCTGCAAATACAGAACCTGTTGTTGTTTTTCTAACTGCTCTTACATCTGATTTCATTTAATTCTCCATTAAATTTATGTGGGCCCGAAGGCCCACATTAAATTAATTATTAACTTAAGTTATTGTTTTGTAGATATAATACAGTTGCAGTTGCTGCACCAGCAGAGGCTGCTGATCCTGACTGATTATATGTAGCTACAACGCTAACATCAGAAGTCCCAATATCAATTAAATTTCCTATTTGAGATACATCTGAGGTTGCTAAAACTCTAGCTTGCGATCCTGCTGCTAAAGCATCAGCAAATTTATCAGCTGTAGTTCCATCTCCAAAATCAATAGTGTTAGTAGTACCTGCATTAAAAGCAGTCGTAACATCTAAAGTAATTTGAAAAATTTGGCTGTTTGCTGGTAATGTTGCAATAGTAGTTGTACTACCATTTGCACCAAAAACAATATTAGCTGATTGAGCCATTAATACGAAACCAGTGTTTGCACTAGCTCCTTCTCTTATCGTTCCCGCTTTTACCGGTCCCGAAAATGTAGTTGTTGCCATAATTATCCTCCTAGTTTTCCGAACGTAGTCTCTAGGCCGTCGACTATACTCGTCTACGTTCTAATATTTGTATAGTGATAAGTTTATATATTAGATTTACGCAGAGCGCAAGAGGGCGTGTAATGTGGATTGATTTTTTCCAACGATGTAGCTTTTTATTAAGTAGCTACAGAAACTTCAGGTGCAGCTTCATCTATCTTAATTTGCATATGCTCTTTTTGAGCTTCTGCAAGTTTAATATGGCTAATTACGTCTCTGACTTTTCTGTCAATCTTAACCATATTGAGAGTGTATCTACCCTCTTTAAGATGCTCCTGCTCCCATTCGAGATCCAGACCCTTTTTCTTCGTGTAAAGGTCGTTTAGATGTTGCATCATGTTCTCCATCTATAACCTCCTCATAGGTTATACGTTTTACCCTGGGATCATTCATTTCTCCAAGATATTCCCATTTTATATCAGATTTTCCTAATCTGTCAACTATAGCATTTTCTATATCAATGGGTGAATCGATGCATGTAATTTGAAAATCGGCGTGCATTTGATATGCAAAAATTTGAACTCTGAATTTTGTTGGTTGCATTTTTCCTTTCTATTTTACAAATGAGGCGGGATTGTGTCCCGCCTCAAATTATTTAGTATTAAGCACCTGGTGATGCAAAGATACCTCTGAAGTCAGATACTCCAAACGAATATCTTTCTCTAGCTTTGTATCTTACGTTACCAGTATCGAAGTCACCTTCCATTGCAGTTTTGATAGGTGATCTGTCAAAGTACTTCATACCATTTGGTACGTCAGTGATAATGTAAAACGCATCTGGATCAGTTAGGAAGTTATTAATCACATAACCTTGTGGTAACATTCCCATTGACGCTATTGCGTTGATGTCATTATCAGCTGTTCCAACTCTACCTTGAGATTTCATTAATCTCTCAGCCGTGAACTGAAGCTCTGAAGGAATAATCATTTTCATTCCTCTTGCAGCAATTTTTAGACCTCTTTCGTCTGTCATTGCAGCAATGTCAATCATTGATTGTTCCAACGAAGTTTCGTTCAAGTCTGCAGCAGTTGTTAAAGTGTTTTTAACAGTTCCAGCTACAGTTGGGTGAGCAGTGTTGAATAGTGTTACACCATCACCTGATTGGAAGCTTCCAGACGGTAAACCGTTAATTAACGGACTTACAGCTTTGACTTGCTTTGTGTTTGCCATGGATCTAGCTAATGCTTTTGTATATCTGCTAGCCAGTCTGTCATACAGGTTATCCTCAATAGCTTCTTCAGTTATCGCGAAGGCAAGAGCCACAGTTTCGTGTGTATATCTTGCAGTGTATGTCTCTTGAGCGTTGTCAAAAGTTACACCTGATCCTTCTGGTTTAACTTGAGCTTGAGCGAACCCTGATAACATGACTTCCTCTTCAAACGCTCTGTCTGAAGATTCTGTAGCATATATCTCAGCATGCTGATTCTCATAACGTTTATATTCCAGGCCGAATAAGGCATTCAAACCTGGCTCTAGTTCCTTGACTAGTTGTCCTCTACTTATCGCCATAATTATATACTCCTTATATTATATGCCCGCTTCTTGTTTCAAGAAGTGCTCGTTAATAGTAACAACAAAATTTACGTTTGCAGAAGTTAAGTCGTTATTGTCCGGGTCTCTAGAAACACCGATAACCTTTAATTGGCCATCAGAAGTTGCTAAATCTCCATCATCTAACTCAACTTTCGAAACGAAATTTGGTGCAGCCCCAGCTGTATAAGCGATATTAGCTACATTACCAATATCTGTTTGTGCTGAAGCGCCCGAGTTGTTTGATTGAACTTCGAACCTTTCATAAGGATCATCTGCCACAAAACCGACAATGTCGCTTGCTGTGTTAGATGCCTTTAAATGGTTCGCAAATGTTGGTTTGCTTGTTGAAGCATCAGTGAAAAAGACACCATTGAGTGCTCCTAATAAAACATCACCTGCTGCAGCTACTCCAATTGTTCCAGTAGCTAACATTTCTACTGGGTCGTTTTGGAATATCGCTGTAGCACTTGCTGCGATATCATACTCGGATAAACCTTGGTTGTCTCTATTCTGACCAACTTTTCCTAGTGCTTTCAAACCGAAAGCGGCGTCTTTATTTGCCATAGTTGTGTCCTCCTTTAGACATTCATTGATTTATCCTTTGATGGTAAAGAATTCTTTTTAGGATTTCTTCGTACCACCGAAGGTTACACGAGTCTGTCGATCAACATTGATCGGCATACTTGGATGCTGTTCCTTCATAAGATCGTTGTCTACCGCTTCTACCTTATCACCATGTTGTTTAACATAGTATTCAGATCTTTGCTTTGCGATCTCTTCCGGTACCCTTGCCAGCACAAGGCCACCAACTCCGATCACTCCCTTGTATTTACCATCTTCAACCATTGGATAATCTGAATCTGGATATTCATCAGCTCTCACTAATTCGTATCCCGATCTTATTCTTCCAGAAATATTTTTGGTATCCTGAAAGCCCATAGATTCTACTCTTATCCATCTATGTTGAAAACCTGTCGGTGCAGGGGGTGCATCTAAAGATGACGGGGGAGCCCAAACTTTTTTCTGAGATGTTTTCTCTCTAGTCTGACTCGCACGGGATGCTCTTTTATCATTATTATTTTCCATATGCTTACGCCTCCTTCGTGATTTTTAATTGTTTCGCATATTCTTCAAGTGGCACACCTAATTTTTTAGCGATTGCTACCTGTGATGATGTGAGTCTCACAGAGTTTTTGCGACCGGTATTTGTACTTCGCTTCGCTGAAGCTACTGTTTGTACAGGTTTGGCCGTAGTTTCTCCCTTATCACTATTATTAGCAAACTTGTGTGGGAATTCAAGTCTTATTCTTTTATCTATTTCAGAATAATACTCGTCACTTGATGGGTCAAAACCTTCATCTTCAGTCAACTTTTTGTGAAGATCAAAAGCAGTATAAGTCATGGCTGTATCTTGTCCAAACCATGAATTTTTACTAGCCCAATCTTCAGCTTTTGGATCAGGTGATCCAGCAGAAGCCGTCTGTCTATTTAGGTTTATCTCCGGTTTTGGTTGCTCTTTTAGTTTTTTATTATACTCTTCTTGCTCATTTTTAGTTTCAGCAAGTCTAGCTCTTCTATAACCAAACTCTGATATAGCAGTCAAAGCTTCTGCTTCAGCTGTTAAATCATTAGCCTCTCTAGCTGCAGCAAGTTTTGCTTGTGCTGCTTTAAGACCATTCTCGACGCTATCTTCAGCGTTTTTGAAAAACTCAGGTTCGAACTTAGAGATCTTAGCTTCTGCTTGCTCTCTCAATTTAATTTGAGCTTTAGCATAATCAGTAGCTTCATCTTTTTGTCTCTCAGCTTCTCTCCATTTTTTGGTTAGCTTTGCTATTCTTCTCTGAACACTATCAGAGTATTGTTCTAATTCTTTTTCTTTCTCTTCTTGTAATGATTCTTTCTTTTCTTCTTTCTTTTCTTCTTCCACATTTGCAGTTGTGTCAGTAGGTTCACTAGCTGACTCGACAACGTTAGTAGTGTCATTATCAGTTTGAACATTTTCGTTCTCCTTTTCTTCAGGCAATTGAACATCTACATCAGGTCCTGATGTATCTATATCAACTGTTTTCTTTTCTTCTTCTGGCATAGTTTTCTCCTATCTATGATTAGTATTGATGAAGTATGTCTTCAGGTTTTTCGATGGTTGCTAAAACTTCATCATCATTTAGCAATCTTACTTCCCCACCATCGATCTGGATTCTAGATCCAGCATATCTTGCAAAAATAACCCAGTCACCTTTTTTACACCAAGGTCCCTCGGGAAATTTTTCTTTGTCATAACAGTGTGGACCCATTTCTAAAACTAGTCCGCATGTTGAACCAACTTGCTGTCTTTCAAGAGTCTCTTGTCCTAAATACAATCCACCTTTTGTTTTTTCTGGTAGTTTGAATGGCAGAACTAATATTCTCCATCCAGTTGGTTTTGGTAATTTTTCTGATTCTTTTGTTTTTAAACGTTCGTATCCGTCAACTTCTTTTTTATATTCGTTGTCGTATTTATCTAATAATGCCGACTTAATCTTTGGGGTCGAATTTGACGACGTTTCTAAGGTCTGGTTTTTGCTCATTTGTTTGCTCCTTTTTATTCAGCAGGTTAGAGATTTCCTGTGATATTTTTTTACAGGCATGCGCCTGTCCCATCATATATTTGTATTTTTCCATATTGTCAACACCTCCGCTTATCATAGCTTCACCTATTGTTTGATAATCCTCCTTCAGCATTCTTTGGATTTTATACAATACATCTAATCCATCCATTACTTTCTCCCCTTTCTAATTGCATCTTTTCCTTTTTTAAATATTGCAGCGACTTTTGATTTACCCATTACCTTGGCACGCTGTTCTCCAACGGTAAGAATTTGTATTTTTCTTGCAAAAGGTTTTGATATCCTTTTGACTTTTGCAACAGTTTTTCTTGCATCCGTAGGTGTTGCAAATTTTATACGGACAGTATCTCTAGGATTCTCGTCCGTATAAAGTCTACGTCCGGAGCCTTTAGGTTTTTTTCCCGTTCCTACTTTTGGATCGGCCATGTAAAACTCCTTTCAAGGTTTTTGCTTGAGCAGCATGTGTCTTAGATGCTTTTTGCAAACCCTTCATTACTTTCTTTATTTTTGCTTTAGCCTTTTTCATTATTTTTTCTTTTTCATTTTGGCTTTTTTCTTTTTAGCAAGAAATGCTTTTAATCCTGCATTCATCTTGCCACCTTTTTTCATGGCAGTTCTTTCCATCATACCGCCACCCATCATTTTTTTTCTCATGTTAACACTTCCATCTTCTGCGAGCCTGTCTTAGTCTTGAGTTAGGATCTTTAGCAGCTTTAGG